GAAGATCTTTCGGCTTTATCCATGCCCTGAACAAATCCACCTACTTTAGCGATCAGGTCGATTGTTAACGTACCGAGGGACTTGCCAGCCATTTAATTTTCTCCAGGCAACAGAAAACCCCGCCGAAGCGAGGTTTTGGTTTGTTTATATATTGGTTAAAATTATTTAACTTTCCCCGTATAGCCCGCATTCACCTGAGCATCAGCGGAATCTATTTTCCCATGGGAGTAAAAAATAGTATGTGCTTCAGCACCTGTATATCCACCATAGGAGTTTTTAGCATTAATTGTTATAGGAATAAGCCATCCATATCGCATAGCCCCACCTGATTCAGCTAAAATGCCATCTTTAAACCATGCTTTCTCTGGTGTACCAAAAGTATACTGAGCAGAATATGGGTCTTTTAACATCCTTCCCCACCAATCCTTTATCTGCTGCTGATAATTATCCGGTAACACCCCATAATCAGCCGAGTGCAACTGAACTTGGCTAGGTGGATTTGCTGCGCACGCAGTTAACAATAATGCAAATAACATAATCGCTATTTTCTTCATATCCCTATCCCAGTGGTTATTGTTGTACTGATGATAGTGATCCATACAGCGATTTAAAAGTTATCAATGCCAACTTTTCATAGCTTCTTCCAGAGATAATGGCGCTTCGTTGATGTGCGGTGCAAAGTCACTCACCTTGAACGGAGGCGTGTTCTTTGCCTTATTGATGTTAGCCAGGACAGAAGCCACCAGCGAAGCCCCCCACTCGGTTCGCATCATAACGTTAAGCTGACCATACTTATTACGGTACTTTACCCACACCTGAAACTCACGAAGGCTCATTCGCTCCTGAGCCTCCGCAATGGTCCGCCCGCCGATGCCGTTCATGACTAACTCACACCAGAACTCGTCTTCTCCTGTGAGTTCGTAGTCTTTCCCAGATCGTTGACTTCCTGAATGACGGCCAGCAAAGCAATAACGATTGGCCCATCGAGCGCGCCACGGTCTTCAGATGCAGTTCCGAGAATATCTTCCTCAGTAAAGATTTGCTTCCCTTCCTCATCGCAAATATGGGCAGCAATACGCCCAGCCACCGGATCAGATTTTCCTTTGTACGCCAGCAGTTCAGCTTTAGTGGTGTGGTAGCCCATCGGGCGCACAAAGACGGTTGCGATATGCTCTTTCCCGTCACGGCCTTTCCACTTAATTTCTTTTTCCACGGGACGCCCGGTAAAGGCACCGGTTTCTTTTAACGTATCGAGAGTAAGTTGCATTTCAGCTCCTGAATAGAAAAGCCCGGATAACCGGGCATATTAATTACGCTGCGGCCTTCGGCACCCATACGGAAGAGCCAGACCGCTGGATCGTGGCGGAGGTCGTCACAACAGCGTTACCCTGAAAATCAAACGGGAAGTCGGAAACGTAACCCTGGAAAATGAACCAGGTGCGATCAGATGGCAGCACCAGACCATCAACAGCATCCTCAGCGCCAGAAGCGGCTGCTGTCGGGACACTGGTTCCATCTGACCAGCCAACCGCAAAAGTTAACGGCGTCTGGTCATTCGCTTCAGCGAGGCCATGCAACATAATGTGGCTGGCATTCGTCGGATCAGCGTTAAGCCCGACGGTTGCGGCCGCAGGCGTTTTAAGCCCCTTTTTGTAGGTTCTGGAGTCCCGCTCACTCAGACAGGTATCTTCAATCTGATCGGCAGGGTTGCCGCCGGGGTTGAAACTGGTGATGCATTCAACCTCGCTGACCACGCCAGACTTGAGCACAAAAAATTGCGTGCCTTGCGTTAATACAGACATGTTTTGTCTCCATAAAAGAAAAACCCGCACAAGGCGGGTCAGTTTGGGGTTGTTGGTTATCTGGGCGTTATCCAGTCAACATCGAAGGAATAGCGGTATCGCATTGTTTCAGGATCACGGCTTTGTTCACCCCATCGGGTGATATAGGCCTTGCCCTCAATTGCGTCGCGCAAAGCACGGGCAGCAGCGATCACATCGGTGTCAGAATTACCATAGACATCAACCTGCAGAGAAAAGTGATCCGCATCTGGCCGCTGGTTCAGATAATTTTCAGGGGAGCCACCTACGTTTTGCCAGACTGCGTAGGGATAAACGATATTGTCGTCCTGCATACCGAACGGATAAAGCCGCACGGGATTAGAACCTAACAAATCCCTGACTGCCTGGCTGGCTGCGCAAACTGCAAATATTGGAGCAATCATACCGGAGTACCCTTTTTAGCTGCTCGACGCACAGCGCGATCGATGGACTTTTCCAGCTCCGAAGCAAAAACGTTAATCACATCGGCATCGACCCCATTCAGTGCAGGCCTGATTATTGGCCTCGCTGCAGCATGTTCTGTGCCGAACTCCAGGAATCGCCAGTACCAGGTATCCCCGCCGGGATTACCTTTATCTCCAGCAGTGTTATAACTTTTACCCGCCCTGCCTTTTCGGACGTTGGCCTTTGTATTGGCGTATTGCCTGGCGCCGCCCATCACCCCGACACGAAACGTTGGATCGCCGGTTCTGCGAAACGCCTTGCTGCTGAAGCTGACCACAATGTTTTTGTAGATAGCCTCTTTGGTGAGAGGGTCATCAACCCGCGCGGCATTATTGCGCGCTCTGTCCCTGATAACGTTTGCCGCTTTACGCAGCGCTGCACGACCGGATTTATCGCGAGTGACCTGTGAGACGGCATCCAGTTTCCCCAGGACGGAATCGAGGCCAGTCAGGTTTACTTCTACGCCATCAGCCATCGTTAGCCCCCTCTGAACATGGCAGTGTCAGGTATTCCCTGCCGCTCCGGGGGTCAGGTAAAACGCCTTCAATGTTGTAGATGCGGCCACGAAACAGGATCCGATGTTTACGGGTGACGCCCTCACGGTAACGAATCGTTATCCGTGTGGAAACTTCGCCCTGAGAGGCCTTGGCGGCGATGAACTCACGTGCGGATAAAGGAGCGACTTCGGCCCAAAGGGTTGCGACATCGCGCCAGGTATTAATCACGGCTCCCGTTGTCGTGTTCTGTTCTTTGGCGGGTTCCTGCAGGGTGATCCTGTGACGCAATTTTCCGGCCTGCATATCACCCCCTGGGTTTCCCACTCAGATAGGTTTGCTGCTCTGGCGCCTCTTCGAGATCGCCGGCAAGCGACTGGATAATCACATCGGACAGGGCGACGTTAGACTCAGCCAGGCGGTTTATCGCTTCCGTCTGCTCTCGCTGTGCTGCTGTTTGTTCTCTCAGCGCTGCTATCAGCGCGTTTACCAGTTGCTCGTTCATAGGCTATTTTCGTCCACTTTTTTAACCATTCACGCCGACGGAGACACCCTTCACAGGCCATAAATCACCTCAAAGTGGGATATATCGGTAGGGTTCAAGCAACGAAGTGAAGCCGAAGGGGATGCTCATTTTATTTACATCGGAAGCTTCTTCCCTGCTGTTGAACCAATGCCCAACAAGAAGCATCAGCGCCAGGAGGATATCGTCAGCAATTTTTAACCCGTCTGGATCGGTATCAGGCACAGAATCTTCATGCAGTTTCCGATTAATGAAGTTCTCTGCGCGACGCCGAGCAGCTGTGAAATACAGCGTCAGCAGTTCATCTTCGGTTGCATCGTCAATATCGATCCGACACTGCGCCCGCAACATCTCAATCGTTGTGCTCATGTATTCTCCCTGGCCCGCAGCGAACTGCGGGCATAAAAAAACCGCCGGAGCGGTGGAGGTTGAAGCTGATTATTGCCTTAGCCGCCAGATGCCGGTTTCCCCACCAGCGCCTTAATCGCGCCGGTATCTTCCAGTACGCAGTCGAAGCGGTGGAAGGCCAGGAAGCCAGTCTGATCGTACTCTGCGTAACGCTCAACCAGCCGTTTCAGCGTCATGTAAGTGACGCGACGAACGATAAAGCGGTTAAAATCGCCGAAGTAGGCAAATTTGGCACCAGCCGCGATATCAGGAATAGCCTGGTCAACGACATACGGCACCTGCAGAACAGTAGCAGGTGCGCCACCGATAATGTTCGGTAACCAGAGCGGGCGGCCCTGTCCATCCTCCATTTCCTCCACCAGCTGCAACGTTGCATCGTTAAAGGCCCAGCGCACCTTTGGACCGTTACGGTATGCCGGGTCGACAGAGTGCTTCAGTGCGTTCAGCTCTTTCCAGGTAAAGGTGGTCGCTGCTGCGGTATTTTTGGTGCCAGTTACCGACGCAGCCAGCCCTTTAGGCTGCAGCGGGGTGCCGGTGCCGGTCCCTAATACCAGATACTTCGCTTCACCACGTCCGATGCGAGTGGCGATACGCGCGGCCAGGAACGCCTCGATATCTACGCCGCTGTCCTGGAGCAGTTCATTGGATACGCGAATGATTTTAGAGGACAGTTTTTTAGCCCCCAGCGTTGCACCGCCGAAAGACACGTCTTCTTCACTGGTTTCAGTGTTTTCGCCCAGCAGTTCACCTTCTTCAGTGGTACCGTCAGAGGTTGCCCAGTCAATGTCCTGGCCGTTGGCGGTATTCAGAATTTGCGCCACACTGGCAATTCCACCGTAATCTTTCAGTGCTTCGACGATCTTATTGCGGAACTGGGTTGGTACGGTGTAACCCCCTTTTTCATCCGGCGTCGTGCCCTGAGCACGCAGCTCCTTTAAAGCCTGGCGTTCTTCAGCGCTCATCTCGCCAAGACCACGGCGCAAAAACGCATTAAACGCCGCAGCACGACGTTCGTTAGCCTGTGCTTCCGGGTTTGCTGGATCACGATTCTGCTGCTGGCGCTGTTCCGGCTCGTTTTCGTGGATATAGTCCTGATCCTGGCGACGCAGTTCCTCTTCACGTGCAATACGCTCATCAAGGGCGTCAAGCTCCGATTTTGCAGCGTTCCACTGAGTACGCTGCTCATCGGTCCAGGGCGTATCACCAATTTTGTCATGCAGGGCACGCATATCTTTGGCGATGGTGTTACGTTTTTGCTTCATTTCATGCAGTTTCATGATTTTTCCTTACGCGTTAAGAAGGGTCAGCAGGCGCTCACGCGCCATTCGTTGATTAATGGCGTTCTTTAGCGCACCGCTGTCGCGCGCCTCCTGCCAGGCTTTCATCGATCGGACGCCGGAGTCGGCCTCCTGATATGCGGGATAAGTCACCGGACTGACATCAAACAGCCGGGAAAACTTCGATATTTCACGAATAACGATCCCTTCATCGTCCTGGTACCAGTTTTCACCGTCATGGGATACCCGAAAGGCAAAAGATGACTGGTTAATGTCACCGCGCATCATCGGCGCCAGCACCAGATCGCGGATAGTTTGCGTATCCGGCGCTGTAATGTCGTAACGCAGGCCGCGCTCATCGACAGACAGGGATAGCGTCCCGGCAGCGCTCCGTCCGAGAATAAAGTTGGGGTCATGGTTAAACAGCCCGCGGACATCATCATTCAGCACATCGTCAAATGCTCCGGGCTTGATGATTTCACGGAATCCCCACAGGGGTTCAGAACGGCTGTTGAACACCGAGCCATAGCCCAGAATGCGGGTAGGTTCATCGATGCGTTGCTCGGCTCTGACCTCCCCGCTGTAACAGCGCGTTTCACGGTCATTCATTGGGCTTTTCCTCGTCGGTTTTAGGTGCCTTAAAATCGTCTGCGGGGTTCGCGGCGTTAACGCTCACCAGCATTTCATCCAGGCCATCTACCGGATTCATGTCTTCGAAGGCTCGCGCTTCATTGCGGCTCATCCAGCCATCAGTGATCGCAAAGTGGTAGAACTGAGCACGTTCCTGCGGGGTCCCGCGTAGCAGGCCTGTCAGGTTAAACCTGACGTAATATCCGGCGGCCAGTTCAGCACGGGTGAACAGGCGGCGATTGAGTTCCTGTTCCCAGTTCGTTACCCACGGCATGATCGTGTAGCGGACAAACTGAATGGCCTGCTGCGTAATATTTGAGAAAGTGGCTTTTTCGAGATCGTTAATCATGTGCGCCGGTACATTAAATATCCCGGCAATCATCGACCGGTTCAGCTTCGACATATCAATGATCTGGGCATCAACTGGGGAAACGGTGAGCGCTTTGTAATCCAGCTCTGCCGGGAGAAGTAATGTTTTATTCTCCTGGCTGCGTAAAGCTGCAGTAGCTTTCTGCCACTGCTCTTTGAGCCATCCCCAACTTTCTTTATTTAAAGATTGTTTGACTGAAATAATACCAGCTGGCCTTGCATTTCCATTAAAGAATGAGCTGGTATATTTCTGACCGCTCATACCCATACCGATAGTTTCAGCATGTTGCATAATTGGGCTGAGGCCCATTTTCTGGTTATTACCCAGAGCACGGATATGCACCATATCGTCGGGATTGACGGCAAACGCCCCCTCTTCGTTGTAAACGCCATAGGTATACCGACCCCCCGTGTTAAGGAGTGTCGTTTCCCAGGGCATGCAGCATTCCAGCCCGGAAACTTCACCACGACGGGAACGCTTCACCCAGGTGTAACCATTCCCCCACCCCAAAATATGACGCTGTTTTAACTCGCGCCACTTATAGCTGGTCTGCCACATATTCGGCTCATCGTGAACCAGGTAAAACACAGGGTGATCTCGAGCAGCTTCAACCTTATTATTAGTTTTCCGCATCACATGAAGCGGCATCTGTGCAATATTTGATGAAATTACATAAATACAAGCGTAAACAGCAGCCAGTTTCATGGCTGTTTCAGGACTAACAAACACGTCGCGCGCAAAAATGTTATCTGTTTCCGCCGATTCACTCGTGATCGGCGTACCGGGACTTTCCAGCGGTTCACTACGGAACAGGGCATCAAGAAGCATTTTTCCCCCTCATTGCCGCCACCAGCGCATAAAGCAGTAGCAGTCCACCCGACATCATCAGAGCCGGTGCCAGCCCGAACTGGAGATATACGCCTGCAGCGAGAGAGCCGAACCCAGCCAACCCGATAACATCAGTGATAAGTGTTTTCATAGAATTAAAAGCCCCTCATCAGGATCGAGAGTAGACAGGAAATCGCGTTCTTCGTTGAGCATCGCCCTACCTATAGCCATTATTAAAGCTACAGCTCCATCAATTTTGTTTTCGTTCTGCTCTTTAATCGGCCTCACCACATCATCATTCCCCGGCAAGTGCTTACCTACAACGTTTGAAATACACCAGGTCATAATCGGATTGCCGTCATGATGGAAGCGCCCGGACTCTACAGCAGCCTCAAGCTCTTTCATCGGATCAGACATATTGGTGTAGTTCTGGATAATGGTTATCGGGTTAAGTTGTTCATCAGCCAGATGATGAGAAAGGTTTGTTGCACCGTGCGGGTCAATTGGGCTTTGTTCAACAGGAGTTTGCTGGTTATCACGCTTGGCATCTTCAAGTATTACTCGGTAATCAATTTCCGCACCGTCAGTCACGGTTATATATCCTGCTTCAACCCATTTCCGATAACGTTCAGCAGTACGGTGATCGTCCACATCATTACTGTAAACAGTATCGTATGGGACATAAAAACGCGGTGATACACAGTAATAATGTCGCTTACCATCTATTTCTCTGGTGAATAGCTTAACCTTAGAGTTCATATCCAGTTTGCGGGCAAGGTCAAATGAAAGTATGCACGGCTGACCTTCGAACTGCTCAATAGTAAGCGTCTGGTCTTCACATTTACGCCAACTTAAAAGGTTGAAATAAGCAGCTCGTGCCGCAACCCAGATATTCAGGTGTTTCGTTTTGAATATCCCGGCCATGCGGGGATTATTTTTGGCCCTGCTTTGCTGGCTTAAGAGAAAATCAGAGTAAACCGATACCCCCATATTGGGATTGGCCTTGCGAAGAACAGCAGGATCAGTCCAGTCGTCACCTTCATCTACCGTATAAACAACACCAAAAAGCTCATCATTTGGCACTGTTCCATTCAGCATTTCTATAACTTCACGACGCTTATCGTAGCAAGGGCCTTCAATATTATAACCTGCTGTGGTGATAGCCCACATTATAGGCTGTCTGCGGGCCCCCATACCGGTGATCATGGTCGTATAAAGTGCATCACTTTCATGTTCATGGTATTCATCAACAATAGCGCAATGCGGTGACTGCCCATCCCCTGGATTGCCTATCAAAGGTTCAAATCTCGCCCCATCCTCAGGACGGCTAAGATTCTTGGCATTAACTTCTATCCCAAATGCTTCAGTTAGCAGTGGAGTACGTTTGCACATCAGCCGCGCCGGGCGAAATACTTCCCATGCTTGTTTTTCGGTTGTTGCGCCGGAATACACCTCCGCCCCAAATTCACCATCACAGGTGAAACAAAAAAGCGCCACACCGGCGCTTATTGCTGACTTACCATTTTTACGGGGAATTTCAGTGTACACCTCCCTGAACCGACGTAACCTGCTGCCTTTATGAACCCATCCAAAAGCGCAGCAAATAATAAATAATTGCCAGGGTTCAAGGGTAATAGGCATCCTTTTAAATGCCCATTCACCTTTGGTGTGCGGGAGAAGTTGAATAAACCGTGCGGCACGTTCAGCAAGGTCTTTATCGAAACGGTACCGAAATTTCTTTCCCTGCGCTTTTGACAAATCGTCGATATGTCGCTGGCAGGCATCGATAACATACTGACACGCTGGAATCTTTCCGGCGACAACATGTCTTGCGTACTGATTTGCGGCGTTTACGTTCGGATAGGCTTTTCGGCTCATGGCGTGATCATCTTCAGGAAGGGATTGTCATTCTTCTTTTTCCCGGCCAGACCGACCAGGCGCTGTCGGCTGCTAGGATCCAGCCCCAGCATTGAACCGGTAGAACTCATTTCCGATTCCTGCTCTTTTTTGGCCGTAAGTTCAGGGTTTTTAATTTTCCCGCCCATAGCGCCAGTGATGGATAGCCCATCAACCGCAATATTTCTAACCGCCCTGCGCCAGAACTCATAGGCAACACACCATCGCTCCAGCACCGCAAGATCAGTAACACAGAGTAAGCCCTGTCCACATAATTCTTTGGTCGTCAGCTCCCACATGATGGATGCTAGCGGGAGTTCTTCTTCAGCAAACCAGTCTGGCGGTTCAACGCCTTTGATGGGTGTAAAAACAGGCTCTTCTTTATTCAGGGCTCGCTTGCCGGGGTTTCCGGCCAACTCCTTGCGCGCCGTTGGCTTAGGTCTTCTCCCGGAACGCCCCGCCGTTCCAGCCATAAGCGTCACTCCTGGTTAAATTTCATTTTTCGCGGGTATAAAAAATTGACTGAGGCGGCGGTCCTTTGGGCGGTCGCCCGTAGGGATTTGATCCCCCCCTCTGCCTATTTGACATTCATTCTCATTTGCAACATTTGATTTCATTCAAAATCATTTCAAATGCAACTAATCGAGATGAAAGTCATCATTCAGGGTACGCCGGCGCCCGGCGGTCGCATTGCGCGGGCAGGCGCTGGAGTTGTGCCCTGACTGACCGCAGTAGCCGCAGCGCAGATTTGCACGTCGCGAGGAACCACCCCACGTCTTAGGGCAATTTGCGACAGTGTGCATCTTTGAGCCGCAATAGGTGCAGCGTGTGTAACTCATCGCGTTCTCTCCGTGGCGGTCTTGTGACGGTGGCAGGGCCAGCACAGGCTTTCGAGGTTCGAATCGTCATCGGTACCCCCATGAGCCTTGGCCTTGATGTGGTCAACCGTCTTTGCTGCGACAGCTCGCCCGCTGCGAAGGCAGTTCTGGCACAAATGGTTGTCGCGTTTCAGGATGCGCGCACGCCTGATATCCCACTGACTACCGTAGCCACGCTCGTGTCGACTCTTTCCCTGTTGATGCTGTTTCCAGCCTTCATTGCGATGCTTTTCGCAGTAGCCTGAGCGGTCCGTGGTTGTACCAGGGCATCCACGCTTACGGCAAGCACGTGGAATTAGTGCAGGCATATGTTCCCCATAAACATGATAAAAAAAACCGCAGGCGTTCGCATGCGGCTTTTTTTAAATATTAATTAACAATTTGGGATGATTTAATCGTAAGATTCTTGATTATTTTTCAAGAGCACTTTGAATAGCATCAGCCAATGCACCTATTTTCTTAGTCACGTTTTCTAAATCGTAACCAGACTTTACCCCACCCATTGCTGTTGTCGAAGAAACAGAAGCTTTGGCAATTTCCAGCGCCGCCTGAACAGCAAGAAGTCTCTGGTTCAGCTTGATTGCCTCTGCATGGTCTTTTGCTACTTGATCGAAATAGCTCTCTAACATTACAACCTCCTTTTGTTATGGAGGTTTTAGATTACCGCGATGATTTATCCGAATAAAGCATTATCGAGCCACCTCTTAAAGTGACTCTGTAATGCCTTAGCTGGCCTGCTCAGCGCCGGTATCAAAAAGCGCTAACGCTTCCGTCGACTCCTGAAGCGCTTTGATAGTCCGTGCCACCACTTCAGTTTCAGTTACCACGCGGTTGTACTGCTGGATGAACAGCTGATATTTGAGCGGGCTATCCTGTACGAACTCAATCGCCTTAGCAGCGGCCGCGGTGTCGTAGTTCAGGGTGGAAAGCAGATTCAATCGAATCTGTTCTGCTGGGGTGATCTCTGCCATGTGTTACCTCTGTGCGATGTGGGGAGCATTATCGAAGCCACTCTGAAGAATGGTTCCTGTAACGCTTTAGCTGCGGTGCTCCATTAGTAGGAACACCCCGCTACGCTTGTTATATCCGAAATGTTACCTAAACTAACTTATGACTTTGCTCTGCCATGACAAAGTCTGCCGTTCTACCAGTGAGCTCAGGGATGAGCCACTCTCAAGCCTTCCAGGCTCTCAGTTTTATTCTCAACCAGTAGATAATAAACCAACTATGTGGCTACAATCCGCCATTGGCTGGCTGTTCAGCACCCCGTAGTTTTGGGATTTCCTCCACGGGGTTTTTTATCAGGTTTCAACCCGATTTTTCGGTTTGGCATTATCGAAGCCCTTTGCTAAAGAGCTTCTGTAATGCCTACTGCTGGGCCCTGTGTTCGTAACGGGAAATGGTCTTCCCGTTTGCGTTCATCACGTACGCCACCTCGCCCTGTTTCAGGAACACGTTCTGGTCCATTCCCGTTACCGCGATACTCTGCTGGTCAGGGTTGAAACCGACGCTCAGTCCGCAATGGATTTCTTCGCCACCATCTGGTGACATCACTTTTACTGTTAACATGCTTCTTCTCCTGCTGCTGGTAATAAAAATGCCGCACGGTGGCGGCACTGATCGAATATCAGGATGTTGCAAAAAGTAACGCTCGCTTATCTTTGAGTTTCCACACAGCAAAGTAAGGAGCTTTTATGTCGCTTGATGTCAAAAAAACATTTGAGAAGATTATTGATGAACTGGAATCACTCAAAGGGGAAAATGAGATTTTAGCTATCGCTTTATCCTGCATTCTCAGTGAGTTGCCATTGGATAGCGCCAGTAAATTTAGGTCAAACTTCACTAAAGCAGTTTCAGAAACAAACAACATGAAACCAGCGGCATCGCCTAAACGGAGGAAGTCGCGCGGCGACGCATATTCAAAAGTTCTGTCAGCTCTGAATGAGCCCGAGTAATGCTGGAATCTAACTCGCTGATATACCAGCCCCAGAGGTCTTGCGCGTCCCTTTCGTCTTCTGGCTGAACTGACGCTGCCGCTGCCGCTGCGCCTGCAATGTTGACAGGCTGTCCCAGACTGCTCAATTCATCTTTCAGCAGGCGCACCTTTTCGATGACTAAATCAATGGCGCTGTCATCAATTTCAATTACGAGTTTCATTTCTTTCATGGATACTCCGTTATGGGCAGTTAGCCTGCACTGCTTTGTTGTGCGCCAGAATGTCGCGCTTGGTCTGTTTATCCAGCACGTCGATATCGTGGTCGGTCAGGTAGATGATCCGCACCCAGCTGCAGGCTGTATCAACCACCACCGGGGCGGGTAAACTTTTCGCGCAGCTCCCGATCAACATCGTCATCAGGCATATGGCTAACAGTCTGCTGTACATCGCTTGCCTCTTTAGTGACTTCTGCCTTACGTTCTGCCGCGGTGACGGCAGCGGCGGCGCTCTCTTCGGTACGCTGCTTATCGGCTTTGGCTTCCGCCTGACTGTTCCCGCGAGCATGACCAATGCCGAACGCGCCAGCGATAGCACTCAGGATGACAACCACCAGCCCCGCGATTGCTTCTATTCCCATAATCACACCACCAGTACCGATTTTGCTTTCAGGAAACGAGCGCGCCGGTTATTAATCCCGTTTTGTCCGCCGTTGATAATCTGCGTGACCCGGACAAGCTCACCCGGATATTTCAAGCAACCTTTTGAGACATAGAACCACGCTGCACTACGGGCCGCGTACAAGGACTGCTCCAGTAATTCTGGCTGTGCCACCAGATCAACCTTCAGCCCGTTACCGCAGTCCCGGTAATTAGACAGTCCGGTTATTTGAATAAGTCCGCGCCCTCGAAAAACCCAGCCATCAGTTGCCCTGTTGTTACCCAACCGCTTGCTATAGACAATGTTGGCGATAGCCCGCTGGCGCTCCAGGGGTAACACTTTTTCCGACTGGCTGCGCCCGAGGGAATTGGCCTGATCCTGCGTTAACCTGCCGTAACGAACAAAATCAGCAAGCCCGGCGATGCTGTAGTTGAAATTCTCCACTACCCTGTTAAACCCGAGGCTTTCATGGCCGCACTGAGCAATGAACATTGCCTGGTCGATAGCGGAAGTGATGCCAAACTCTTTCATCGCCGCTGTAATATGCGGATACCAGCGCGCAGCTAACCCGGCGCTGATACCAGCCGCCTTCTGGAATTGTGTTTGATTCATTAGTGCCTCAGTGCATCAACCAGCCGCGCTACATTGCCTCTTACGCTCAGCAGCACAACAAGGATCATGATATTGGCCGCAATGGTGGGCCATGATGAATAGGGATAGATGCCGCACAGATACGCCAACGGCACAGAGCTGTATATCACTGTTATCAGCCATGCCAGCCGCGACACCCACTTACGATGACGTGAGTCTCTGCGGCGATAGAACATCAACGTAACAACGACACCAGCACATAACAGCGCATTGATGGTTGCAGTTGGATCATTTAGTACCACCGGAACCTCCCCGGCGCGTTATTAGCGCCACCAGCGAGCCAATATCCTGATTGTTCAGGAAGGTGAGTATTTTTACGGCCAATGCCGAAATGATTACGGCACCAATTGCATCCAGAGGCTTATCGTTGTACTCGGTCAGGTCGGATAACTTAGAACCGACCAGCCCGGAGCACAGAACTCCAGCGATATAGGACACAACGAAATATGCCATCCGTCGTGGGGCGCTCAAATCGGCCGCTGTCGCTATATAAAAGACGGAACCAGCAAATGCCCCGAACACAACACCGTAGTCTGTACCGGTTAATAGCCCGTAAACACTCGCCCCAGTTAAAGCGCCACCAGCTAAGCCTGTGCCGGTTATTGGTTCGGACATCGGTCCCCCTCTATTGCTGTGAATCCTCTCAGTGCGAGGGGAAACAAAAAAGGCCGCCTGATGGCAGCCTCTTAAATGTAAAAACCCGCACAGGTGGCGGGTTTATGTTTTGTTTTGCTGCTCAGTTCGCTTTAACGTCCCGAGCCTATCACAATTCAAGCACTTTCCGCGCAACTATTCAAGTAAAATCTGTCGCCATTTGTGCCAAATGCGTCACACATTGGTGCGTAAAGCATCGATTCTGCAAGATTTAGCCAAACATCGATCCTGCTCTCACAAGTCCGCAAGCACCATTCTGGATGCTTTTCATTGAGCTCTTTCGCCATCGCCTTCTTACTCATGCGGTAGACATATCGATCCCTGATTAACTTATAGAGAGCTTTATTACCGGAACGCACAAGCTGAGCACTAAGCACAGAATCAATTATCAACCCTTCCTCGTCAGTACAAAAAGCCAGGCCGCTTTTATTTTTACCACTGAGGATTTCCTGAAAGAACGCTTCCAGCTCTGGCTTGCTAATGCCTGATTTTTTCATACGGCGCAAAGCATCGTTTATAGCGGTCTTCGTTATCTTCCCTGACGCCAATAGCTGATTGAACATATTTCCACCACTACCGCCGCCGATGTAGGACCAGCGGCCCCACATGCGCAGCTTCCCTTGAATCCAGATGGCCTCCAGCGTTTTCAGCCTGACCATTTCACCAGCTTTTCCAACCTCGGACGGGTTAATCATTATGCGTTCTCCACTATGCCAGCACGCCAATTGCCAGCGAACGATCCAGAAATCGAAACAGCAGCTCCAGCTGTGAGCCGTGCTTCTCCTCAAATGCCACGGTGTCAGCGTGCAACTCGTCGTGATGCGCTCTGCAAAGCGGCAACACAAACAAATCGTGCGCTTTCGTTCCCATTCCACCTTGTCCGTGGCCTATCAGGTGATGGGGATCATCTGCTTGTTTGTTACAGCAGACACACTGCTGGGACTTAACCCAGCGCGTCCAGCTCTCGTTTACCCAGCGGCGGCGCTTTGGTCGCAGCATGAATGATTCCGGCGTTTCAGGATCTACGCGAAGACCGAGAATCTTTTTCTGCACCACTTCGCTCGCCGCTGGCTCCGGCACAATATCGCTCTCCTTCATCACTGGTTGATGCTTTATTTCCGGCAATCGCAGGGCTTTACGGGCCAGCGATTCAGGGATGACGTGCGCCAGATTGTTTATCACCAGCCACCAGCACAACTCTGGGATCGTCAGTTGATGGTCTTCGTTGAACCCCAGCTGTGAGCGGATGACCGTTATCAGCCAGGATACCAGGTTCTCTCGCGCAATGCCTGCCAGCGTCTCTGTGTACTGATCACGTACCAGGTTATCGCAGGCCCAGCAAAGGCGGATGCTGCCAGGCTCATGCCGTAACAGCGTAAAATTTTCGCTGTGCCACGAACCGTGCGGGTACTGGCATTCAAACCGTCGCTCCAGCTCGGCCTCCAGCGAGCTGATACCACCCGCGCGCAGAATGACGTCTTTGTTTTCGAATACTGGTTTCAAAACCGGGTCTTCTGCCAGTGGCTGCGTGGCGGGAGGGATAGCGCCGGTTGCGTAGTCATTGTATTTTTCCGGTGCAGGCTCAATCAGTACTCGCCCTCTCCTGAACATCGGCATGAGATCAGTACCTGGGCGAAGAAGAACAATGCCCATGCGTGGGGCAATCTCAGGGGTTAGTAGTGCTCTCATATCATCTCCACGTCAGGCAGCTGCACGAAAACGTCGGATGGTGATTTCTACTTTCCCTTTCTTCACGATGTTCCCCCACTCCACCAGCATGCGCTTAACCTGACTGTCGTCTTCCCAGACGCCTGTTAGAGTCAGGGCATCGAACAGCGCTTTGTTGTAGTTATCGATATCCCGACGGCGCTGATCCGGCGGATACAACACTATGTGAACCTCGGCCAGATCAGAGGATGGCCTGGGAATGGCCCGCAGTTGCTCAATAATCGCCGCTCTCGCTGCCTGCTGGAACTTGCGCCCAGTCTCGCTTACCAGATGCCTGCCTTTCAGCGGTCCCTTGCTCGGGGCGCGCCAGTAACTATTTACGCTCGGTGGAAATGGTAAAGTCAGTTTCATTTAGCCCCCTTAAAGGATCGCTACAACGTCTTTTGCGACTTCCCGCGTACTGCTTTTGCAGGAGATCGAACGGCGCGCGTTGATGAATTGCAGGTTAAAACCATGCTCCCGGTACAGGTCGAGAACCTTCGGTGCAGATGAGTTAGAAATCACTACCCGAGCGCCACGGTGAAAGGCAGATACACATTGCTTCGCCAGGTCCACCTGGTTATCCCAGCTAAAACCACCAGCGGCGTAGGCGGTGAATCCGGTTGTTCCTGGCATCGGTTCGTAAGGCGGATCGCAGTAAACCACATCCCCTTTCCCGGCCAGGCTGATTGTCCGACGGTAATCAGCAGTCATGAATACGCAGTTATGCGCCATAGCCGCGAAGGCTTTCATCTCATCCATCGGGTAATACGGGGCCTTGTAGCCTCCCCAGCCCACATTGAACTTGTTCGCCTGGTTGTAGCGCATCAGACCATTGAAGCAATGCCGGTTGAGATACAGGAATGCAGCTGCGCGTTCAGTAGCATCCAGCGTCTGAGCGTTGAACTCGGAACGGATCAGCTCATAGCCCTCTGGTGACCGCATGTGCTCGAACATCCAGCGGGCCTTCAATTCCACTTCATCCTGCACGACCGCTAACATCTGATACAGATTAATCAGGTCCGGGTTAACGTCCGCCAGCAGATAATCTGCGTGCTTGTCGCTGTTCAGGAATACCGACCCACCACCAACGAATGGCTCTATCAGGCGTTTCCCTGCCGGGATATGCACGAACAGGTCAGCCAGTTGGGTATACTTTCCACCAGCCCATTTGAGAAATGGCTTGCTCATGAACGGAAACCCGCTGGCACTGAATAATCCACGTCGGAATAACTGGACTTGAACGCCGTGTCTTGTTTCACCCACTTACCGCCAGTCCAGGCTGGGCATCCGGCTGCTTCCCATTTTTTGGCCTTGTCGAAATACTCGACGCAGTTCTCGGGAGCAAACAGCGTTTTGGGCCGCAGGTAGTCGCTCATCTTCGGGTCCTGCGCCCATTTCGCGTTCAGGTAGTCAACCACCAGCATCAGGTCTTCAGGGCTGTAATCTTCGGCCAGGCGACCCCGGATATAACCCAGCGTCGTTTTGGTTCGTCCCCCCTTGCCATAGGTCGAGTTGGTTACCCGATTGAAATGATCCAGAACGAGATCTGCCGGATCGGTCTGGTCTGGTTGCAGCGCAACCGGACAAGAGTCTTTACCTGTAATCTCTGTAGTACTCTCTGTTGTATTCTCTGTAAGATCATCGTGCCAATTTGACCTGATGACAGCGGTTCGTTTTGACCCGGTGGAGCGTTTCACATTGACCTCTTCCATCGTGTCATTTTGACCTGATGGAGCGGCGCATTTTGACTTCTTCGATTTGGTCACTTTGACCTCATCTAAAAGCGAGCTGTCGTAGTTGATCGTGTAGTAGTTCGTCATGTCGCGCTGGGACTTGTTCAGCTGCTCAACTTTAAGCACGCCCAGGCTCTTCAGCCGGGTGAAGGTGCGCTTCAGAGTGGATTCAGACCAGAACGGGAATTGCTCCAGCCATTGCTCTGTCGTGTTGTAGATCCAGCGTACGCCGTCACGCTCCAGCCCTGAGTTAGTCTCCTGCAGCCAGTAGTTAACCTGCTGCAGCGCAATGGCTTCATTCAGGCCTATGCTGTACGCAAGGTCAGGATTGATGACTATCGGCCTTGATGGCATTAACAGGCTCATAAGACCCCTCTATTTCCCTGAATTTTCGTCTGAACTGCTCGAGGGGGCTGAAACACTCGTGCTTATACCCTTCGCGCAGGTATATAACGCGCTGTGTCTGGGGCTCCCAGCGTATGACCCTGACCGGGACGCCGTAGTGATCTCTGAACCATCGGTTGAGCTCTCGCATACCTTCTCCGCCTGGCCGTTAAAGTCCCCTACCACCCACTGAGCAAACTGGTAGCAGACAGGTTCGAAACCGCCTGGTACTCTTACCCCATACACGAACTGCACCGGTCCTGCTCCACCAGGAACTGGCCGCGCTACAAGTTGCGACCTGCGGTATTGTGTTGATAAACTGTTCATGCGTTAGTAATCTCCACTGATAACGACACGCCACGACGCCAGGAGCTGCAACTCGCTGGCGTCACTTCTTTTTGCGTGAAAATAACGTGATAATTGCGGCAATCTCTTCTTCCCGAGCTGCCAGGTGGCGGCGGTGGTGGACCATGATTTCTTCGGCCTCATGCCTTTCAATAACGCCATCTTCAAGCGCCTGTTCGATAATCTGATCAACCTGTCCCCTGGCGGCAGAGGTACGCATTGCCCGGCTGAACAAGTCCACGCGATCCAGCTCTTCCAAGTGCGGAACATCCACCAGCAGAGCACCACGACGGCGAGCGAAGTAATCAGCCAGTAACGACGTGTTGGAAATGTCTTCCATCGCTTCCAGCTCGCTGACTTCGAAGAAACGACAGCCGTTTTTCTCGTAAAGGTTGTTGTTAAACTGCGTCACCGTCATTCCCAGTGCGCCAGCCATTGCTTCGCGCCCACCTGGATATGCTTTGCACATCGCTTTGACGGCTTCTTTGAGGTTTGGCTCTACCATATTGATTTTCCTTTTGTAGTTACTTTCAAGCGGCTGAATCTGTAGCCTTTTGGTAAAGGCTGGCGTCGTACTTCAGCTTGCCTTTCGTAATTCGTTCGATGACGAATGCTTGTTTTTGAGGGATGACTTCACCCCATCGGCAAACTGCCGGGTGGGAAATACCAAGAACACTTGCGGTTTTTGATACGCCTCCGAAGTGTTCGATAACTTCTGATTTACGCATGGTTCCTCCTGGTTAACTTACGCCTTAAAGGTAACAAAAGGTACATTAAATAGCAAACAACAGTTACAAGGAATCAATGTAACATTGGTTACATGAAAACAGAGATGAAAGACCGAATAAGATCCCGTCGAGTCCAGCTCGACATAACACAGCAGACCCTGGCTAAACGCTTAGGGGTAAGCCGTGTTTCCGTAACAAAATGGGAGAGCGGCACTACTAAACCTGATGGTGAGAATCTCCATCAGCTGGCGGTGGCGCTGCAGACAACTCCAGAATGGATTCTTTACGGTCGAGGAGAGGAAACGCCGGATGATACAAAAGTTATTCCGTTCCTTAAGCCACCCACGGCAGTTCCTATTATCTCCGCTGTTCAAGCTGGGATGTGGACTGATACTTATGCATGCTCAAGGCTTTCTGATGTGATTTCATGGACGCAAACCACTGCAAACGTTTCTAATGAAGCATTCGGACTGGTAGTTCGCGGGGAGTCTATGACTAACCCTCATGGTCTGCCATCCATCCCAGAAGGATCGATCGTTATTGTTGAACCGCACTATGGTCAACTGGATGACCTTTACGGAAAAATTGTAGTGGCAATACTCGACGGCTCTGCTGAAGCTACCGTTAAAAAGTTGGTATGGGATAGCCCTTTCGCATACTTGATGCCACTTAACCCTGCCTTTAAACCCATCCCGATAGATGGTAATTGCCGGATTGTTGGTAAAGTGGTTCAGATTACCCAAAACATTTAAATTACTCATTTCTAAAGCCAGATCTCCTTCTGGCTTTTTTTTCAATCCGCAGGTAACAAAAAGTACATAGCTCTCTTGACCATATTGGTAACTAAAGGTACATTTAAATCACATCAAGAGTACCGGTAGTTACATACTCTGGTGTGGTAGTGAGCATTACGGCATATGGCACATGTGCCGCAGCGGCCTGAGAGTCCCTTTATCCATGCCTCTCAGAACAACCGGAATGTGCAAGCTAAGTGTTTCAGGCACGACGTGCGCCCCACCAGCGCGGCGAAAAGGTGTGACACCTCGGAAGAGACGAGGCCACAACCAAAAGAGCGCTGGCATGCAAAAAACATCTCGCAGCCGTTGCGGTACCAAAAGCCAGGATGGAACGGCAGAACGCGGTAGTGCTCTTTTTGTTGTGTGGAGAACTAACGTGCCGCCATTGCAGTGGCGGTCCCCCATCAGCAAGAAATTTTAACCAGCTATTCACCCACTCTCATGGGTTGGGTTGCTGCACCCTAAATTTACGCGTTGCAGCGCGTCAGATGGAGAACAAAAGATGGCTAAGACAGCAAAACAACTGATTAAACAGGCGTACGAAATAGCCAAAACTATGCCACCAGAACAGGCAGCAATCATCAAGGAACTGGCTACCGTCCTCGATGTTTCGAATGTAGCTCTGCGCCAGACGCGCACCGAACGTGACGCCCTTCTCGCAGAGGTCAAATCCTGGGCGAAGGAGTGTGATCGTATTACTGAGCGATATACCAAGAAGCGCATAAATCTGCATGTCCTCGAAGCAATGCGCGATTTGAAAGCAATTTGCCCCGCCAGCTTCCGTAACGTGGAGGCTCTCTGATGGCTAAAGACTCAAAGGTTGTATACGGGGCCAGCGGCAAAACGAACGTTTTAACGTTCGAACCTGAAAGCCTGCATCTGGTCACCGACAAAACTCACCCGCTTTACGATGAACGGGTCCACCTTCCTATCGACGAAGGGATGGTACTGAACATTGCGGAGCTGGGTGTACTGGAGCCGATTATCGTCTGGAAAGACCCAGAATCAGGGCTTACCTGCGTAGTTGTTGGCCGTCAGCGCGTAAAACATACCCTGGAGGCAAATAAGCTTCTTTTGAAAGAGGGCAAAGACCCCCTGCTTGTTCCTGGGGTCGTTAAGCGCGGATCAGCAAATCAGATGGCTAAATACATGGTCAGCGAAAACGAAATTCGCCGACCTGATACCCCGCTTGGCCGGGCTAAAAAAATGTCTGACCAGCTCGACCGCGGTCTCGATGAGGACGACATTGCGGTGTTGTTTGGCTGCAGCGTTCAGACCGTGCGTGCAACGCTGTCTCTCCTCGATGCTACTCAGGCCGTCAGGGAAGCGGTGGAATCTGGAACAGTAACCGTTACCCAAGCCCGCCAGCTTGGCACGCTTCCCCCGGAAGAGCAGCGGGAAAAAGTGAAAGAGATTGAATCTGCGACCGCTGGGACTACCGGCCATGAAAAAGCCCGGCGTCAGCGTCAGATCCTCGGTGATGCAAAGCCTCGCCTGAAAACCCGCAAAGAAATCACAAAAGCCCTTGAATCTGCCGAGGGTGAGTATGCGAACGCACTCCGTTGGGTGCTTGGGGAGGCCGTATGAATTTTGATCCCGAGAATTACAGCAAATACACCTTGCGTTGGTTCGCCGCCATTTTTGATGTGATCTGCTTGGTGATGATTGCCGTAGTAACCGTTGGTATCTGCATGTTTATTGAATGGTGGACAGCATGAGTAAATCACTGAACGCACGTTGCATCCGCCGCTGGGAAGTTGAATTTAAACCATTCTGCGACTCAAAGCGCAATCCGTACTGGCGCAAGCGTGACCTTCGTGGGTATATCCGCGAAGCGGCGCTTACCACCGCTTACAGCATGGTTGAAAGCATGGCTGAACGTAACGCCAAAGTTGACTATGACGGTGAGCCAAACGGATGGACGCCAGAATTTTCGGCATGGTATCGGGAGCGCCATGAACAGTACCTGAAAGAGGCGCGTGACTACCTGGACGAAGACGCTACCAATGACGAAATAGACGAAGAGATCGAGAGCGAGCTGGAGGCCTGGAATGACTGAGCAAACCATTCTCGACATGTGCTGTGGCTCCCGCATGTTCTGGTTCGATAAACAGGACGAGCGCGCTGTATTCAGTGATATCCGTGCTGAGCAGCACAAACTTTGCGACGGACGCAGCCTGGTTATCAGCCCGGACATTATCGCCGACTTC